CGAACCTGACCGGCAAGGGCACGTCGGCCGAGAAGTGCATCTTCTACCACAAGAGCGCGATCGGCTCTGCGATCGACATGGACAGCATCGACACCGCTGCTGACTACAACTCCGAGCATTCGTACTCCTGGGCGCGGGCTTCTGCGTTCATGGGCGCGAAGCTCCTCCAGAATGCCGGCGTCGTTATTTGCACCCACGATGGAAGCGCCTTCGCCGCCCTTTAATCCAGCCTAGCCCTGCCCCTCACGGGGTGGGGCAACCGCTCTCTCTCAAGGACACAGAACTATGGCTTACAGCACTTCCGCTCCTCCCTCCTGCATCCTGCAGGCGATCGTCGGCCCGAAAATCTGGCACCACACGTCGGCCGACGCCATGGCCGCGGCCGATGTTTCGGGCTTCATCAGCAACGGTGGCTCCCTCGGTATGTCGGTGAACGACATCGTCTATCACAAGGACAGCACCACCACGGCGACCGCTCTCAGCATGCACAAGGTGGTCACGGTTTCCTCGACCTACCCAGGCGCCGTGGATCTCAGCGACGGCACCGTGGTCGGCAGCGCGACCAACACCGACTAACCCACGTCAGTGGGAGATACGACCGGCGGGCATCCGTCCGCCGGTAACAGGGATGCCGCCGCCGCGTAGCGTATCGCGGCGGCATTCTCACATCAGAAGGACACCATCCCTGTGAGCAATGAGACCCCGGAAGTTCCCGCCATCCACAAGATCAAGGGCAAGGCCACCGCTGGCCAGGTCCAGCTTCAGGAAGCGGCGCGCAACGTCTGGATCTTCCGACCGTCCGAAGACATCACCAAGGAAGACATGCTGCGCCCCCCGTTCTGGACGCATGTCGCCACCCAGATGCGCGTCAACGACCGCATCGAAGTCCTGTCGCAGGACGCGAGCTGGTACGCCGAACTGATCGTGCGCGCCGTGGGTCCGCTCGAAGTCGTGACCGGCCTGCTGGCCTTCACCGAGTTCAATGCCATCGTGGCGCCGTCCGAGGACGAGTACACGATCGCCTGGAAGGGTCCGACCGCGAAGTGGCGCATCACGCGCGTGGCCGACAAGCTGACCCTGCGTGAAGGCTTCTCGAGCGAGGCCGCTGCCAAGGCCTGGCTGGCGACGCCGCTGTCCGACCGCGAAGCGGCGTAAGCCGTGGCGACCCGGCTCGGCCTCTATAACGCCAGTCTACGGGAGTGTGGTGAGCGCAAGCTTGCCACCCTCACTGACGACTACGCCCCGCGTCACATGCTGGACGACGTCTGGAACGACGGCTTCGTCCGCGACGTTCTGGGGGCGGGGCAGTTCTCGTTCGCCACCCGTTCGATCGAGATCGAGTATGACCCTGATACGACGACCGACTTCGGCTACAGCTTCGCCTTCTCCCATCCCACAGACCTCGTCCGCACGGTCGGCCTGTGTTCAGATGAGCGGTACGCCACGCCGCTGACCAGCTACCAGGTCGAGGCCGGCTTCTGGTACGCCGACGTCGAGCCTCTCTACGTTCGATACGTGTCCGACGATTCCACCTATGGCGGCGATCTAACGGCATGGCCTGAAGACTTCACGCGGTACGCCGAATTGCGGCTGGCGTGGCGCATCCTGCCGCGCCTGACGGGTTCCAGGGCAGACCGCGCCCAGATCGCCAAGGATGCCAAGCGTGCGCTTCTGGACGTGAAGTCGTCGGACGCCATGGAGAAGCCCACGCAGTTCGCGCCGCGCGGAATGTGGGTTTCCTCGCGCGGCGGGAGCCGGGGCATGAACGGCGACAGAGGCAGCCGCAGCCGGCTGATCGGCTAGTTGGCCAAGGTTCTCCACAATTTCCTAGCTATGAACAGAGGTCTTGTGTCGCCTCTGGCTTTGGCCAGGATCGACATAAAACGAATGGCCCTGTCGGCCGAGACTTATGTCAACTGGATGCCCCGCGTCATGGGCTCGATGATGCTGCGGCCCGGCCTGCAGTATGTCGGCTCGACCAAGAGCAACGGGGCGGCGGCGCACCTCCCGTTCGTGTTCAACGCCGACGACACGGCCCTTGTCGAACTGACGAACGGCTACATGCGCGTCCGCATTGACGACACCATCATCACCCGGCCTGCCGTGACCAGCACCATGTACCGCTGGAACTCTGGCGGCTCGACCTGGGACTCGAGTTCCGACGTGACCAGCACGTTCGTTGACGCCACAGACGTGAGCTACTGGAAGGACAACGACGAGAGCGGTGGCATCTCGGCCTTCCTTACGGGCGGCTATCTCTCCATGCTGGGCAACGGCACGGCGTCCGCCATCCGCGACCGCAAGTTCACGGTGGCCGGCGGCAACATCAGCGTCGAGCACGCTCTTGCCATCGTCGTGGCCCGCGAGGCCGTCACGCTCCGCATCGGCAGCACTGAGGGAGGCGACGAATACCTGACAGATCGCACGCTGCGGGTTGGCCAGCATTCCATTGCCATCACCCCTACCGGCGACTTCTTCGTCCGCCTGTCACACTCCGACGATACGTCTGCGCTCGTCGACAGCGTGACCCTGGGGCAAGCCGCTGCCGACATGGAGATCCCGACGCCCTGGGCGACGGCGAACCTCCAGTATGTGCGTGGAGAGCAGTCTGGCGACGTGATCTTCGTGGCCTGCCAGGGCATCAAGCCCAAGCGTATCGAGCGGCAGGGCGCGTCCTCGCCGCGGTCGTGGTCGGTGGTCGACTACACCCCGGACGACGGGCCGTTCCTGTCTCTCAATACAGGGCCAGTGCGCCTCAAGGCGTCCGCCCTGACTGGCGACGTGACCCTGACGGCAGAGCGGTCGTTCTTCAAGTCGACCAACGCCGGCTCGCTGTTCCGCCTGACCTCTGCAGGCCAGCAGGTGTCGGAGCGCATCCAGGCAGAGAACACCTTTTCAGACTACATCCGCGTGACCGGCATCGGCACCGGGCGCGTGTTCAGCATCGAGTTGACCGGGCCGACCTTCACGGCGACGACGACGGTCACCCTGCAGCGTTCGGTCGGCACGCCCGGCGACTGGGCCGACGTCACGTCCTACACCGCGGTGCAGACCGTCAACTACAGCGACACGCTCGACAACCAGATCATCTATTACCGCATCGGCGTGAAGACCGGCGGCTACACGGCGGCCGACGACCTGACGGCAGAATTGACCTTCTCTGCCGGCTCCATCACGGGCGTCGTGCGCGCCAACACGTATGTCAGCGCGACGGAGATGAGCGCGTCCGTCCTGGCCGACCTTGGCAAGGCCGACGAGTATACAGCCGATTGGTACGAGGGCGCGTGGTCGCCTCGCCGGGGCTATCCGAGTGCCGTGTGCCTGTTCGATGGCCGACTGTTCTGGGCCGGCAAGGACACGATCTGGGGCAGCGCCTCCGACCTGTTCGATGACTTCAACGACCTGGACGAGGGCGACCAGAGGACCATCAAGAAGAGCCTGGGCTCTGGCCCCGTGGACAGCATCAACTGGCTGATGCCGCTGCTTCATCTGCTGATCGGGGCGCCCGGCTCTGCGCTGGTGGCCAAGGCGTCGAGCTTCGATGAGCCGCTGACGCAGACCAAGTTCGGCCTCAAGCCTGTATCGAACACCGGCACGGCCATGCTCCCGTGCGCCCGGATCGACACGTCGGGCATCTTCGTAAGCCGCAGCACCAGCCGCGTCACCGAGCTGTCCTACGACGGCGGCAGCTACACCTACGTGCCGAACGACCTGACCGCGGTGATCCCCGAGATTGGCCTGCCTGGCGGGTTCGTGCGCGTTGCCGTGCAGCGCCATCCCGATACCCGCGTGCATTTCGTGCGGGCTGACGGCACCGCCTGCATTCTGCTGTTCGACAAGATCGAGAGCGTGACGTGCTGGCTGACGGCGACCACTGACGGTCTGATCGAGGACGTCGTCATCCTGCCGGGCGACGACACCCCGGAAGAGGACCGCGTCTACTACCTCGTGAACCGCACGATCGGCGGCGTGACCAAGCGATACCTCGAGAAGTGGGCGCTCGAGAGCCAGGCGCAGTGCTATGCGGACAACCGCATTGGCGACAGTGGCGTGCGCTGGACGGGCGCCTCGACGGTCACGATTCCGGGCTTCAGCCACCTTGAGGGCGAGGCGCTGGTTGTCTGGCAGGATGGCGTCTGCCCGACCGTGAGCAGCACCGACGACACGCCCAAGACCTACACCGTGTCAGGCGGCTCGATCACCCTCGATACAGCCGCCACGGCGGTCTATGCGGGCCTCCCGTACAATGCCGACTGGAAGACGGCCAAGCTTGCCGTCGCCTCGCAGGCGAGCGCCCCTCTCACGCAGAGGAAGATCGCCAAGAGCATCGCCGTCGTGCTGGCCGATACGCACGCGCGCGGCCTCAAGTACGGGCAGGACTTCGACAACCTTGAGGGCCTCCCGCTGGTCGAGAACGAGAAGATTGTCGATCCCGACTACATCTGGCGGGCCTACGACGAGCCGTCCTTCCCGATCGACGGGACATGGGACAGCGACGCCCGCATCTGCCTGCGCGCCTCTGCGCCGCGTGCCTGCACCGTGCTGGGCATCGTCATGGGGATCGAATCTCATGACAAAAACTGACGTCACCTTCCATGAGGCCACGGCTGACACCGCCGCCGCCTACTATGGCGGGCCGCCGCAGTTCACCTTCCGGGGCTACGTCGCCATGCTGGATGACAAGCCCGTGGGCGTGGGCGGCGTGTTCCTGCATGGCCGCACCCCGATCGCCTTCAGCGAGATGAAGGAAGAGATGCGCCCCCGGACCAAGGACAAGGCGCGAGCGGCA